GCGACAACTTGTTTTTTAATTATTTCTCGTGTTTCTGAATTTACTGATTTAAGATTTATATTTTCCATGTTTCTATTATACCAGAAACAACTATAAAATCATAGTACTAATTGTGTTACTTAACCGCCAAAGTAATAAAACTGATTAATTGTTCGCCCCTTCGCTCCATCTCCATTACAGAAACTTCTTCACTACTATGGGCTCTGCTGATTTCTCACAGTTCTTTGTTACTAGGCTAATGAAACCTCTGTGAGACCTCCACGCTTAAGGTGCACACTCTTTCCTCTCATCTATCCGCCACATTTACTCGTACTTCCAGCAACTTTTGGACTTCATCTTCTTTTGCAGACTTATCCGTATTTCCGAGCCTTATATGGAACACTTTCCCGTCCATCCTATAAAAATTGCACACAAGCCAACACGGATTCTCACAGCGGTATGGAAATGATGATTAAATTTTACTTCTGATCCCCTTTGTTACCGGATTATCGGTTGCAGGTTTTTCCGGTTTTCTCCGTTTCTGCTTTCCCCTTCTGGCACTGCTTTCTGTTCCGTTTCCAGAACAGAGTGCAATAAATTCCCGAACTCCGGCAGGAACAGATTTTGTAAAAAGTGTCTCCAGTGATTTTGTTTCCTCTCCCTCTATAGTTGTACCTTTCTGTTCCAGATACAATTTCAGTGCTGCTATTTTCAGTGCGGTTTCGTGATATCATGATTCTACATTGTCATTGTTGGCGCAGATTCTTCTCCCTCGTCCTGACATTCATTCTGACGAAAGTCAATTCCATCAATTCCGTTCTCGTATACAAAGTCTTTAATTTCATCCATGTTGCCAGATTCATAAAAGTCAACCAGCATTCTTGTAAATTCCGGCTGATGTTCAATTGGTATACTGATGATGCCACATCCATTCGCAATCATAATTTGGTTTGCCGCCAGCATGGATGTCCTCTTATTTCCATCCAGAAACATCTGCTTTCTCATCAGATACAGCATATGTGTGATGGCACGCTCTGTTGGTTCTTCTATCTTCAGAACATCTGCGATTTCCTCTTTAATCTGTGATTCAATGGGCATATCCGGTTTCCATGAAGTACCTCCAATGGACATCGAAACTTTACGGATAAATCCTGCATTGATTACCAGATTATCTCCACCCACAATTTTATTTAGATGGCACACATAGTTATAGTCTGACGGAACATCCAGATTGTCAAGAAGAAACTGCCATGCATGTTTCAGATTGTTAACTGCCACAATTTCTTCTACTTTAACATTCGGAGCCCGCATCCCATGAAAAATTGCCTCTGTATCCGGGTAGGTCACCCCCAATCCTTCCAGTTTTGCACTTTTCCATATATAGTCAATAATGTTGCGTTTGGCTACAAATATATTTTCTTCTCTTGTCATAGAGAACTTTGGTTCCACTGTATCCACCTTCTTTTTCTTTTTTATCTTTCATGGCTTATTTTATCATCATTTCTGCACACGTTTTTTGTGCATTTCAAGTTGCAAAGCAACTTGTTAATAAACTCACCAGAGTTTATTTTATCACAGAAGATTTCATGGTGCAATGACTTATAGATTCATCTCCATGCCATCTTCCAACTGCTCATTCTGCTCTGGCAGGCAACTTTGCAAAAGACTCTGGACTGATTCCGGAATATCCTCAAACTTCCTGCGAATATCCCCTTCCACTATCGGTGTATACCAGTAATCATAACAAGCAAAGTTTCCTCTTAGATAGTTTCGTTCCGTTTCTGTGAGAGATTTACTACCCTGATCCAGCACTCCCTGTGGCGTCAGAAAAAAAAGTTCCCCAATGTTCCCCGGAAGCCTGCATGTCAATTGCCACAATGCCAAGTGCGATATAACTACTGTGTCTTCCACAGAGCACGGCTGGTAGTTCCACAAACTCATGCTGTCCCCTTTCCAGATAATTACAACCATAGACATCATACACGCCTCGTGCATCTGTCCTAATACTTTTTTTGCATACTCCCTGTTCTCTCCATTACAAGATTGATCCAGTTGTTCATAATCAACTTCACTCAGCACCTTGTTCACACTCTCAATAAATTTTTCTTGTTCTGTCATGTTGTCCTCCTTTTCTATGGATTCATATCCATACCACCACTCTGGGATTCCTGCATCTGTCAAGTATGGGACAAAAAAAATTATCTTTTTTATTATGATAGTAGTTATCCCTATAAATGTCCAATGCTTATATTGACTGCTTTCCCATGCCTAAAATGAATGATACAATCATGCACATATAGTTACCTCACTTTACTCTTCCACACATACCGTCCGGAAATAATCATCATTCTTGAACACGATCTGCAAGTTGCCGTCACCATAGATATACACCTTGTCAATCAGCTTTGATAAGACATTGCCATCATATTCTTCCAGCACACTGCACTGTTGCAAATCGTCCTCATTTTCCTCCGGTTCCGGCTCACTCTCCTGCTCTGCCATAGCAGCAATCTTTTCCTCCAGCTCCCCAAGCAGGTTCTGGTTACTTTGCCGCAATAACAAATATTCTTCTTTGGAACAGCCACCGGAAGCATACTCTTTATACAACTGGATTGTGTTATCCTGCACACGCTGTTTTTCCCGTTCCAATTCTGCTAACATACACCCGGAAGTTTCTTTCTTATTGCTTGCCTGCTTTTGAAATTCCAAAGTATCCAGACGCATCCGGCAGGCTTCCCTTACCGTTTCTAACACCATCTGCTCTGCTTCCCCTTTTTCCATAAAAATTTTTCCGCAGGGCATATCTGGATTCATATTTCTGACACCGCATACATATTTGGGCTTATGACGTGTCTTTCTTAATTTTCTGCCACAGTACGGACAGTAAAACAGATTGACACCCGTTGGCTTTTGTTTGCTCCCGGTATGTCTACAGATAAGGGAATTTACCTTATCAAACAGTTCCCTGCTGATAATGGCGGGAACCTGATTTTCCATGACGCTCCATTCCGATTTATCCCGCTTTACCATTTTTTTATTATCGCCAAACCCAACTGTTTCATAGCGGTTTTGTATCAGCGTTCCCTTGTAGATGGGATTTCTTATTACTGCCAGCACTGTTGAATTGTCCCAAAGGTAATCCCCCATATTATGAACAGGATTAAATTTGATTCCCCTCTCCCACTGCCGTTGCAGACGGGTAGGTGTCTTTCTCTCATTCAGAATCCGGGCAATCTCCGCTGTACTTTTCCCGCCCGCCGCCAGTGCAAAGATTTCCCTTACCACTTCGGCTGCCGGTTCATCGACTATTAGCTTATGTTTATCGGATGGATCTTTGCGGTAGCCAAATGCGGTAAAGGAAGCGGTATATTCGCCCTGCTCATTTCTGTTTTTGCGAGCCGATTTGACCTTGCGTGACAAGTCCCTGCTGTACATCTGGTATATGAGATTCCGGAATGCCACATCCATTCCCCCGGTCATGCCGCTCTGCTGTTTACTGTCATAGCCGTCATTCACTGAAATAAACCGTATGCCCATGACTGGAAACACAAACTCCATATAGTTTCCCACTTCCAGATAATCCCTGCCAAACCGGGAGAAGTCCTTGACAAGCAGGCACTCAAACTTTCCTGCCTGTGCATCCGCAAGCATTGTCTGAAACTGTGTGCGGTTCTCAAAACCGGTGCCGGACACCCCGTCATCGAAATATTCCAGCACTTCATACGCTGCAAACTCCTCATGGGAACGGATATAGGAATACAAGAGTTTTCTCTGGCTGGTAATGCTGTTGCTTTCTTCTTTTTCATTGCCAGCCACATCCGCATCACTGATGGAAAGACGGATATAAAATGCCAGTGCCCTTTTCATGCCATCTCCCCTTTCCGCTGTTCCATTGCCATAAGCAGCTTTTTCATTTCATCATCATACCGGAAGATGATTTCCATGCTTTTATCTTCATGGACAATGACCTTTTCCACCAGTTCTTCCACCATTTCCTTTGACAATTTCCGCTTGCAGCGGTACTTCTCAATGGTTTCCTTTAACTCTGTCCCACGCATGGGAGTGTGCCGGTATCCCTCCATTGCCTCTGCCAGTTCGTCGGCATACTGTTCCAGTTTTTTTATCTGCCCGGAATATTCCTCATTCAGTTGCAGATATTCCTTTTCACTCAAAAGGCTCTGTTGGTAATCCGCATACAGACCGCTTTTTAATGCTGCCACTTTTTTCAAATCCGCCTGGCACTTACTTAATGCCTCGGAAAAAGATGCCATTCTCTCCTTTGCTTTCGGGGACTGGTTCATCTGCTGCAGCAAGGCATCCGTATCCAGCAGCATTTTTATCTGCTCTTTCACTGCCAGAAATACGGTATCATATACCACATCCATTCTGACCGGCAGACAGTCACAGCTATCCTTTCCGTACTGCCTTTTTCTGGTACAAAGATAATAGCGGTACTTTTTGTCAGGACGGATTACCATGCCGCTCCCACAGCACCCACAGAATATTTTCCGCTTGAAAAAATTGTCCACTCCGCATTTCCCCTGCTTCTGCTTTTTCTTCCGGGCATTTGCAGTTTCAAAGAGCTGTTGTGTCACAAGCGGCTCATGGTGGTTTTCAAATACGTTCCACTGCTCTCTTTCTACTGCATGGCGTTTCTCATGCCGGTACAGGCACACCCTGTCCTTGCCCGACACATATCTCCCCAAATACACCTCATTTTTCAAAATGACAGCTATGTGGTCCCTGTTCCATCTCAGGTGCGGCTTTTCTGCCAGCTTTTCCGGATTTCTTCTCATACGGTACTGATACGGTGTCTGTATTCCCTCCTTATTCAATCCATCCGCAACTTCCGTCTGTGACTTTCCGGCAGCGATTTCCTCAAAAATCCGTTTGACAACCCCTGCCGGTTCTTCATCAGGCACCATAATATTTTCATTCCCTGCATTTTTTTCCACCCGGTATCCATAGGGAACCATGCTGCATGGGATGCCCTGCTTCATCTGGTTTTCCTTTGCTGTTGCAATCTTTTTGGAAATATCCTGTGCATACAGGGCATTGGCAATGTTCGTCACTGTCATAATCATTTCCGCCCCGCCCTTTGCAGAATCAAACTGGTCATTGACCGCAACAAAACGAACCTTAAACATCGGAAACACACGCTCAATCAGGTTCCCGGTTTCAATATAATCCCTGCCGAGCCGGGATAAATCCTTAACCACAATACAGTCTATCCTGCCATTTTTCATATCTGACATCATGCGTTCAAAAGCCGGTCTGTCAAACCTTGTGCCGGAAATATCATCATCCATATAGATGTCATAAATTTCCATATCCTCCTGCTGTTCCACATAATGGCGGATAAAACTGACCTGATTATGTATCGTTCCCCTCTCCTTTGTATCTTCACGCTCTGCGGATAACCTTGCATAGAGGGCTGTCTTATATACTTTCGTATCGCCTTTCCCGGCAGACCGGACCGGCACCGGCTGCTGTACTCTTGATTTTCTCGCCATTTACACCGCCATCCTTTCTGCCATCCCGATTTTCTGTATCCTTTCCGCCTGTTCCAGCATGGAATGGAATTTATCGTCACAATCCAGCACCACTTCAAGATTCCCTTTTTCATGCACCCTGACCTCTTTAATCAGATTGACCACAAGGCTGCGGGTAAGAGAGGAAATATTGCGGTTCTCCCGGTATTCCTCAATCCAAGAACGGTCACTGTCCCTCTCCTGTGCCGCTGTTTCCGCCTCTTTTTCTATGTTCCGGATTGCCTGCTCCGCAAGGGATTTCTTCTGCTCAAAATTCTCCTTAATCAACTGGAAGTCTTTTTTATCCACAATCCCTTCCTTATAATCTTCATAGAGCGATACCAGCATACGGTTATATCGGTTGATTTCTTCCTCATTTGCCCGTATCCTTTCCTCCATCTTCTGGATATCTATTCTTCTGACCTGCATTTCCCCCGCCTGCTGTATAACTTCATCCGCATCCAGAAGCTGACCGATCAACTCCTTTAACGTGGACAGCACTGTTTCTTCCAATTCATCCTCCCGGATGCGGTGGGAAGTACAACGCTTAAACTTTTTGTGATTGGAACACAAATAATATACATACTTTTTGCCGGAAACCGTAGATACTTTTCTTGTCATCAACGCCCCGCAGTCTGCACATACGGCAATCCCTGACATGGTATAAATGGAATCCTGCCCCGGAGAAGTCCTCATGTCTATAGCAAGAAGCCTCTGGACAATATCAAAATCCCTCTGCCTTACCAGCGGCTCATGGTTATTCTCCACCACAGCCCATTCATCCGCTTCCTTTTGGATCTGTGTCTTTACCTTATGGTTTGGCGTTGTTACCTTGCCCTGCACAAGCATACCGGTATAGATGGGATTGGTCACAATCCTCCGGACAGCGGTAGGTGTCCATTCACAAGTTTCCTTTTTCTTAAAGCTGCATTTATAATTCTCCCCATTGCTTAACTTGTACTCCATCGGGGAAAGCACACCGATGGCATTTAATTTTTTGCTGACAGCATCCAGACTCATGCCATTCTTAACCCATTGGAATATATCCTGCACCACATGGCCGGCATATTCGTCCGGCTCCAGCCTGTTATGGTTCTGTTCAGATTTGCGGTAACCGTAAACACAATAGTTGCCGACAAACTCCCCATTCTGCCGCTTTACCTCCAGATGGCTTCGTATTTTAATCGAAATATCCCGGCAATAAGCATCGTTAATCAGGTTCTTAAAGGGAATGACAATCTCATCTGACTGCCCGTTGCTGTTCGCACTGTCATAATTGTCATTGATGGCGATAAACCGCACTCCCATAGCCGGAAACAGTCTTTCGATATACCGTCCGGCATCAATATACTCCCTGCCAAAACGGGATAAATCCTTGACCACAATACAGTCAACCAGACCATTCTGCACATCCTGCATCATCAACTGGAATGCCGGACGCTCAAACGTCGCACCGGAATACCCGTCATCTTCCCGCACCGATACCACTTCAATATCTTCTTTGTCCTTCAGGAAATTCAAAATCAGAGATTTCTGATTCGAGATACTGTTGCTCTCTGCTTTTTTTGCATCCGCAACATCGCCATCCTCCTTAGATAACCTAACATAGATGGCAGCTTTGTAAATACGTCTTGCTTTGTTCATCACTTACCACTCCTTTTGATTTTCTAAGTTAGAAGCCCCAAATTCAAGAGGAATGGTATATCTCAATATGAAATTAGATTTGTCCTTATTGATGCCATTATACCATCCCTGCCATAAAATTTCCACAGGAAATTAACTTTTTTACAGAATCCAAAACTGCCACAACATAGCAGCTTATACTTTCCCATCCAGTGCTGCCACAAAATTATCCTGAAAAGACTGCCCGTTATTGGCAAAGGATATTTTTACAACATGGTTTCCTTTTCTGCGGAAATACGGATTACCGGACTGCTCAATCAGCGATAATGTCCTTTCTTCCACTGTTTTTTTCTCGTCTATCCTGATACTGCCAAACTCGGCAACCTCTTTCCGGTCAATTCCGCTAATCGGAATGTCTGCCATTTTTTCCAATTCTTCCACTGACACTATTTCTTTCTCCCTTCCATGCAAAAAAGAGAAACCCTATTCCGGCTTCTCCCCATGCTCTTCGATATATTCCACTGCTTCCTGCTCCGTCGGGCACCGAACCACCACCTCGTCATTCTGATCCAGCACAACCGTTCCATCCTCTGTCACTTCATAATGATATTTTTTATCTTCCATGCCTCTTCTCTGGCATGGGACTCCTCTCTATCATTGGGCCGCAGACGATAGCACCGTACCGGTTTGCCATCTTGAAAAATTCAAGGGATTCTGACAAATCCCTGCTGATTCTTGAATAATCCATGACCGCCACACAATCTATTTCCTGTTTCTTGATTAAGTCTGCCACTTTGGAAAGACCTTCCTTTGCCCCTCTTTTTCTGCTGACATAATCTCTGTAAATTCCTACAACTCCTATTTCATTTTCCCTACAATACTCCACAAGAGCCTCCTTCTCTTTTTCTGCCTGTGTAACACCTAACTGGCACTCACTGTTTACCCTGATATAAATTGCAGCTTTCATGCCTTGTCCTCCTTCCTTGCAGCGCTTATCATAACAACTCCGGACACTTCTGTCCCACTTTGCGAAATGCCCGCCCTTTAAGTTCATAACATGGCCTGTTATCCTCCCAAATCAATGCTCCCAATCATCCGAAAGCACTTTTTCCATAAAATATTTTGAATCTTTGGTGTTGGGAACACTGATTTCAGAGGACAACCGACTACCAACGCAACCGACTTCTCTCATATAAACAGGTTTGACTTGGTTTCACTCCGCATGGTTCATGCATGCGTTAGTGAAACCCCAAACCTTATCCCCCAACCGGGTAACACAAACACGGTCTGCCAACCGTCACTGCACCGAGCCATGCCCATCAAGGTCCGTCTGCAAGCAGCCACTCTCTGGAAATGCGTTCCGCTGAAATCCAGGTGCGTATGATACCTCATTATCCCCTGCCGCAACACAGGCAGGCACAACCCTCTGCTCTGGAAAACTTATTCTTTCTTTACCTTCACGGGCAACAATATGATCCTTGAATCACTATGCAGGTCCGTCGTCGCACGAAATGGGGTTCTGCCACCCCTGCCATCAGGCAGAGGCGAAAATATCATTACGGAATGTGCGTGTCCTATGAAATTGTATGCGGGCGATAGACAGTACAAGCAAACATTTAGCCGATAAAACACAGCTACACGAACCGCTTTACTGTCTGTCAACCCTGTCATTTATTTTAGGGGATTTTCCTGCCTATTTTTAGGAACCAACCAGTCACATTTGTAACCCGGCAGGTCACATTGAATACTGTTTTTCAATTAAAGAAAACAAAGGTCTGGTATAAAACCAATTTCCCTTTGTTTGATGAAAAAAATATGTTATGATAGAATTTAGAATAAAATTAGAATTTGGGAGAGTAAAGGAAAAATGATTTCTGCAATTTATGACAGGCGAAGTATTAGGAAATTCATAGATAAACCTATATCTCAAAAAGATATTACAGATATTATCCAAAGTGGACTAAAGGCGCCTTCTTCAAAAAATAGACAACCATGGAAATACATTGTGATA